ATTGGAGGAAGTTTTGCGTTTCGTTCCTTTGCACTGTTTCAATCGCTTCTTTCATTACAGAATAAAATGACCCCGCGTGTGCATTCAAGTCTTCCGTCCACTGATACATATGGGTAAAGTTTGCTGCAGTTTCGTATAATGCCCCTAAATTAGGGTGCACGCAAAGCATACCGCCACTCATAGCTTCCATCAATGTGATGCATGAAGTTTCTTGCCAAGTCGAGGGGTAACCGAGAATGTGTGCGCTTTTAATATACTCGCGAATTTGGTCATTTGGCACCGCGCCGTGATAATTGATCTTTTCATGCTCACGGCATTCATCGAATAATTGCTTAAACGGTTCGTCTCGCTCTTCCCATCCGTATAGTTTGAAAGACGAAAACACATCTAACTCAATATTATCATATTCCTCGGCTAGTTTTTTAAATACAGGTACCAAGATATTCAACCCACGGTGTGGGGTGGACCAATACCCAATTTTAATTTTATCAATTGGCTTTTGTGAGGGTACCTCAATTGGTTCAATACAGTTTAAGAGCACGTTACAATGGCTCCATGGGATTTGATACCGCTCAATATAACGCTGCATTTGCCAGTTTGAAGTGAAAACAAGAGTGTGAAATTTAGACCATCCACCGTTCGCTAAGTGTTCCGTAGCCGGGTCTTCGGGAAGGTCGTGCGCCCAATAGATGCGGATCTTATTTTCGTCTAGTTCCTCATCCACTCTCGATACAAAAATTTGAAATTCATCGAGAAGTTTATCATCAATTCTATCTCGAAGCCCAAACTTCATACGCTCGGTACCGCCCATGGCGTTTACAGATAATTCGTCTTTTGCGATGCCCATAATATAAATTTACCTTTTACTCACAAAGCATTTGTGGTTTGTTGTTAAAGTATTCTACTAACTGTTCGTACCCACCAATTTTTTGGCCTTCAATAAAGATGAGAGGGGCTGTTTTTTGATCGGGAAACAGTTCTTTGAAATGTTCACGTAAAATATCTCGACCAATACGACTTTCATCATAACTCATATTTTTTTCACTGAGCAATAACTTAGCTTGCTCGCAATAGATACAATCTGGTTTGGTATAAATTAGTACGCCTGTCATACGTCTCACGCCTCGCTTTTTGGATTGCTGTAAATGCCAGAATGAAGCACTTTTTTCGGGTGGCCTAATTCATCATTTGCGCGCACGCGGATCCACTGCTTCCCGCTTTTTACAGTAAGCCAGGGATTTTTCCCCGCACGCCAAGCATCAAGCTTGTTAATTTCTTTTTCAAGAGGGCTGCGGTCAGCGCGCGCTTCCCTCACACCGTTTACGATGTTTCTACGGCTGCCCTTCGAAGTGTAAGAGCTTCTATATCTTTTTTTACCCATTAAAAAATATCTCCAATAATATCGTCATAATCAATATTTAAATCTATGTCCAGTTTGCGAATTTGTTTATACAAGTAAAGACCTCCAGCAATAGCAACAACTACCGGGATCAAACCTAAAACTGCTGTTTTCATTTTTTTATCTTCCACTGTTTCAATCCTCTACTAAAAGGTGGTTTACGTGTTTGGAGTGCACCTTACACCCCACAAAATTATTATAATAGCTTTCTCGAATAATACAATCTTTTTCAAAGATTATTTTTGTTTCCCAGTAATTGCATTCTCCACGCGTTTTACAAAGGCGTAATATTTCTCGTTTAAAGTTTTCTTGTCCTAGTCTTTCTACATCTGCTTGTAGCTCTTTAGAACTACCCCAATAATTACGCCAATCAGACTCTTTGCGAATCTTCTTACGTTTCTTATTCACATACTTATAGCCCGCTTCTGTGAAGAACTTTCGACCAATATATTTGCGATTATTTGTTTTGTTTGTGATTTGATATATAAAGCCATAATATTCTTTAGGGGCTTCATCAAATTCTATTTCATTATAATACCACATAAGTATACTCCTTAGTGGTATTTATATGCTATTCAAACAGGTCGTCTTCTTCATCTTCTTCGTCTAATACAATATCATCACCGCAATATGGGCAATAGCTTATAGGGTCATGCATCGGACTTAATATATGAAATTCAGCGGCGCAAGTGTCACATTGAAACCACTCTTTATTCATCTTTGCTTTTTTCCTCTTTTAATTGTTGTGATAGATCGTGTGCGTACCTATTAAATCTACTTCTACGCCGATTCCAATGGTATAACAGTCTTGACATTTTACTCTTTTTTACTATATCAGGCTCATTATTTATATCCTGGTAAAGCCTATGACAGTGAACGTTAATATATTTAATTATATTATTAGCTTTCCAAAGACGGTTTCTTTCAATTTGTGATAATGTTTTCATTTTTAATACCATATTTGGAACAGAGTGATGCTTCAATCTTTTGGGCTAGATCTTCGTCATCAATATTTTGTGCGTAGAATTCTATCATCGGCCGCCCTCTACTTGGTTTTAATGTTTCTATAAAGTGTGACAACGCTCTATTATCTTTACCTTTTCCAATATAAAAAACTTGATTATCACGAGGGTCAATTAAACCATACACATAATATGCCATTTCAGTCCTTTCTTCTTTGTTTATAAAGACAGTACTTTCAATGTATGTAAAATGTTCGTGTTTAATATCAGCGCCATAAGCAAATATATTATATAACCTTTGATCAAGTGTTGGCGTTACGTCAACTAATCTATCATCTAACCTTAATACAGAATGCTTGAACGCGTGAAGTATATTATTTGAATCTTTTGCAAAATACACACCCATTACAGGGTTAAATTCACAATTTTTATGACATGTAAACGGGGTGTCAAATTCCCTCGGTTCTATAGGTATCTCGATAATATCACTACACCCTAAATCTTTTGCAAATGATATGCATTCTTCGATCTCAGGTACATATAACATCTCTAAAGTTTAAACCCTTTGAAATTATCTTTCTTTACGTCTTGTTTAATATCACCTACCAAATAAGAGGTAATTTGAGTTTGCTGAGGAGCTGGCTGTACATCACCACCACTAATCCATTTCTGTGTCCAAGGAAGAGGGTTAATACGTGGAGCGGTTCCGAAGCCAACAGATGCCATTCTCTTTTGTGCAATAAAGTCAATATATTCGCAAAGGATTTCTTGATTCAGCCCAAGCGTAGAACCATCGCGGAATAGATACTCTGCCCAGAGCTTCTCTTGTTTAATTACATCCTCGAAAATACTTAAAACCTCTTCTTTACATTCCTCTTGAATCTTTAGAAAATCCTTATCTTCCTTAGGAAGAATCTTTAAGAGGTGTTGTGTAGATGCTAAGTGAAGATTTTCATCGCGCGCAATAAACTTGATGATTTTGGCATTACCTTCCATCTTTTTAGCTTCAGCGAATGCCCAAGAGCATGCGAAGCTAACATAGAAGCGAATACCTTCAAGCGCATTGACGGCGTTGAGGCAGAGCCATAGTGCTCGCTTGTGGTTATAATCATCTTCAGTGTTCCACACTCTATTAGCCGTTGTCAGCATTTGACAGTGCTTGATATTGTTCATATCTATCAAATGATCATAATACTTCGAAATATCCTTTGCACAATCTACAATTTCCGGAACATCGAGTAATTTATCAAACACCTTTGAAGGATCAGAATAGATATTACGAATAATATGTGTGTAGGAACGCGAGTGAATAGTCTCGCTGAACGCCCAAGTCTGAATCCAGTTTTCTAATTCAGGAAGAGAGCAAATAGATAGGAATGCCATCGAAGGAGCGCGCCCCTGCACACTATCCAGAATAATCTGACGACCTAAGTTAGAAGTAAAAATATGTTGTTCGTGATTACTTAGTGCATGCTTAAAGTCATTACTATCCGGGGTAATATCAACTTCTTCGGGACGCCAAAAAAACGATAACTGTTTCTGCGTAAGCTTGTCGAAAATAGGATAACGCACTTTATCATAACGTGCAACATCTACTGACTCATCAAAGAAGCATGTTCTCTTTGTCGTTACTTTTGTATTTTTGGTATATAGAACTGACATTATTATCCTTCGTAAACAGAATTAACACTGTAAATTTGATGTGAAGCTACAACTCTTGTAGTTACTTCACCTGTTTTAATATTTTCTAGCTTTAAACGTGTAGCGGTTGATTCAGGAGTAAACGAACATTCACGTATGATAAACTTACCCTGATCTTCAAAGCGACCTGTATCAAGACTCACAACAGCGCCTGGAATAATTTCATTTTTATGCATACATTAACTCCTTTAAATTACACAACTTTCACATTCTTCATCTTCAATATCAGCTAGATCAGACTCAACATCACTCACCTCTAACTCACCAGCGGAATCGAATGTATTGAAGTAATATCCGGTCTTAAGGCCATACTTGTACATCATTAGTAGATCTTGAAGCATGGTAGACATAGGAATCTGTTCTTCTGTATAAAATTTAGGATTGTATGACGTGTTTGTCGAAATAGATTGATCAATAAATTTCTGCATCACCGCAACAATCTTAATATATCCTACTGGGCTTTGTTGATCCCATAACAGCTCATACTTATTTTTGAGTCTTTGAATCTCTGGCACAACCTGCTTAAGTACACCATGTTTAGATTGCTTATATGAAACTAACCCACGCGGTGGTTCAATACCATTTGTAGAATTGGAAATCTGCGCACTTGTCTCAGAAGGCATAAGAGCCATTAGAGTTGAGTTAAGAATTCCGTGCTCCTTAGCCCTCACTCGAAGTGCGTCCCAATCTTGCTTATAGACTGGTTTTACAATTTCATCAACGTCTTTTTTATATGTGTCTACTGGGAAGATACCGTCACTATATTTTGTTTCATCGTTACCAGAGCATGCTCCTCTTTCTTCTGCCATATCAATAGATGCTTTGATGAGGTAATACGACCACGCCTCACAATATTCATGAAGCAACTCATAATCACAATCTGTGTAGGACATATTATTCTTAGCTAGCCAGTATGCAAAGTTAATAATACCCACACCGATAGAGCGCCTCTTTAACGTGGATAGTTCTGCTGCTTTAACCGGGTAAGACTGCATATCAATAACAGCATTAAGTGCTCGTACAGCAAGCTCACATGGCTTTTCAAAATCTTCTGGTTTCTTAATTTTGCCCCAATTAATAGCAGCGAGAATACAAAGCGCGATTTCACCTTCTTCGTCATCTACGCTCTTAAGCGGTTTAGTGGGAAGTGTGATCTCCTGACACAAGTTACTCATATAAATCGGAACTTTAAATGAGCTGTGCGTGTTGCAATGATCTACATTCTGAAAATATATACGTCCTGTGTCCTTACGCTCTTTCATGAAATCAGAGAATAAATCTACAGCTGATACTGTCTTCTTCTTAATCTTTGTTGAACGCTCATACTTCTCATATAGCTTCTTAAATTCTTCTTCATCAGTAAAGAAAGCCTCGTACAGTCCTGGTACATCTGAAGGAGAAAAGAGAGTGATATTACCACCGCTAATTAATCGTTCATACATCGTCTTATTAAACTGAATAGAATAATCCATCTGCCTTAGACGGGTCATCTCCGTACCTTTATTGTTTTTAAGCACGAAAATATCTTCAATTTCACTGTGCCATAGAGGAACATGTAGAGTTGCAGCACCATTACGTACCCCACCTTGACTGCAGCTCTTCACAGCGCTTTGGAAGAGACGATAGAACGGAATAACTCCAGTATGAGACACTCGTCCGCCATTCACAGAGCTTCCAACTCCTCTAATACGACCAGCGCCAATCCCAATACCCGCTTTCTGGCTAACGTACTTCCCAATAGATGTAGCAGTGGTAAAAATTGAGTCAAGGTTATCGTCTGACTCAATCAACACACATGAACTAAACTGCTCATCAGGTGTGCGTGCCCCAGCCATGATAGGGGTAGGGAATGAAATATCAAAGTTTGATAGTGAGTCGTAAAGATCTTTTACCCACTTAAGTCTTGTTTCTTTGGGGTAATTAGCGAACAGTGTCATAGCGATAAACATATAAGTCATCTGTGGTGTTTCGAAGAACTCACCTGTGGTTCTATTTTTAACTAGATACTTACCGCGGAACTGTTCCATAGCACAGAAAGTAAGATTATTATCTCTGTCGTGATCAATAATCTTTTCTAGCTTTTTAAAATCCTCATCACTATACACCTTCCCGAGATAATCATTATAATAACCTGCTTTTGATACACGCTCGTAATGATCTTTTAGGGTATCTGGAATAAACTTTCCATATACTTCTTTACGTAATTGGTAATTAATTAGCCGTCCTGCCACATACTGATAGTTGGGTGTATCTTCAGAAATCAGTTCACTAGCCGCCATAATAAGAGTTTCGTGAATTTCTTTAGTGGTGATATTATTAAAGAACTGAAGCTGACTCTTAAGTTCTACTTCGCTAATAGAAACACCGGTAATATCTTCACATGCCCAAGTACAAACTTTATGAATCTTATCAATGTTAAGTTCTTCTTTTCCACCGTTTCTCTTGACTACGTTAATCTTTACCATATTGTTTCCCTAAGCGTTGAAGTTTGCTGTTTATATATATCTTTTCGAATAATAGACGAAATATTATTTTGTGATTAAAAAAATTAATTGTTTAAAAGCTCTTGTTGTATTTCGCGTACATGAGGGTGAAATATACGTGTAATAGAAGGAAAATGATTATCAAGAATCAACCAACATTGTTTTGCGATAATACTATGTTCTTTTTGCGTTCCATTATCCATACGAAGTATACAATAGTGTAACCATTTGTCTCATTCTCCACCATTCTTTTAAATCACGGTCATCTGTGTCGATAGAGTTTTGACGGTTTTTGTGATCTTGAAGACGGGCTTCTCTTGTCTGAAAACCAGGCGCAACAGCATAGCGCTGGCTGAACTCTTGAAATGAAAATGAGCGGTGTCTTAGAATTTGCCGGGCAATATCTCTAGTAGTAGTGATCTCTAAAGTCATATGTGACATTTCGAGAGGTGACCAATGTTGATTTTTGACGAGATATGATATGAGCTTTTTTGCTGTAGCGGTATTGTTTTGATTTTCCGGGTTACTTACTCTAGCTGAATATGCAATTAATTCTTCTGCTGTGTGACAATTTGTATCCGCGGATGGTGATGATAACGAAATCAGTTTCACTTTACTCATATTATTTTTCTCCACATTTGTAATCTCACACTAGCTTCCAAACCAGCAAAAGTATTTTCTTCAATGATTGATTTAATACGCTTTGGTGTCAGACCCGCGAGCACCATATCGTTAATATCTTTATACTCTATATATGCAGGCCACACACAAACTTTGTAGTGATTTTCAATAGCTTTTTCAATTTTTTTAATGGTGTACTTGCTTCTAGGTTCGTTATCATACACAATAACAAAATTAGACTTATCACATTCCAACGAATCCAAATCACCAATAATACTACCACCACACATAGCTATACTATTATTAATGAACATACTATCGATCGGTCCTTCTGTAACATATACAGTATCGGTTAAATCCACGGTATCTAAACCGTAAATAGCAGGGTTATCATCCAATATAATAGTAATGTACTTAAAGTCATTATTATATAAAGCACGACCTTGAAAGCCAAACATATTATCATTTTTGTCTAAAAACGGGATGATAATACGCGGCTCATCATAATCCACACTTTCAAACTTCCCCGGGAGTTGTTGGTTGGTCCATTCCTTAAACTTACTCGTGTAGTAGAGTTTGTAATGAAACTTAGAGGGGATTTTACGGCTCATGATCCATTTCTTTGCCTTATGTGAAGGTTTAAGAGCAGATATTTTTTGGCAGTCTTTCAAAGCAGAATTTGTTTGAAAGCTCGGCACTTGAAACTGAAACTTTTTATCGATAACCGTCACTGTGTTGGCCGGCTTGTTTCTATCTTCAAGTTTCTCTTTGATATATTCTGAATGTAGAGAAGGGTCCATAAATTTGACCAGCTTCTCTACATTCACACCGGGAATATTACAGTTATGGCAGTAGTAATTTAAATTACCGTTTTTCTGAAATACATAAGCCCTGGCTTTTGTTTTATTCTTCTTTGAATCACCACAATAGGGACAACTAAAGTTATAGTTATAGGTCCCTTTGCTTTTAAAATTGCGGAGACGTGATGAGAGAAGATTAACGTACTTATTGTCCAGCCAAATATTCATTTACTATCCATAATATATAAGTTTCAATGCCACATAAGTGAGTATATGACATTCTACATATTAATCAACTGTTTATTAGCTTGTTAAAGAGCAGATAAAATATTCAGTTCTTTTATCAAAAACGTTATAATAATAAAACCACCTACTACAATGTATGACCACTTTTCAAGCCTTGACACTTTTGTTTGTAGGTCTGTTATGTCTTTTGAACTGTTATCTTCCTTACCTTTTATGTTTACAAAAGATTTTTCAAGAGCTTCTAGTCTTTGATCAATCCGCAGTAGCAAATTGTTAACCTCCACTCTTCTATTTTCTGCAACTTCAACCATGTCTTCTTGTGATTTTTCAATGTATTTTAAACGCACTTCTTGTACAGCTAAAATTTGTGAGACATTCTGGGATATCTCACTTAGTTTATTTAATGTTTCTGTGAAGTTTTCTGCGTAATGCTCGAGAGCTTTTATGTCTTTTTCGTAATTTTGTTGAGCGGTATTACCTTGTGTCAAAATCTTCCCCTTCTAGGTCGTCGAACATTTCTGGCAATTCATCACCCATTGACGGGGTATCAAAACCATCGAAATCATATTCTGTTGTGCGGCCCCAGAACGAAGTAATTTTATTAAATTTATTTGAACCTGAAAAATGCTCAGCGCCCGCGAAGCCAAGACCCACAATCACGATAAACATAATTGAAGAGTACATTGATTCGGGGACTTCTTTTTCTAGGAACAAGTCAGCAAAAAATCCGACAACCATCATAAAGACACAGATAAAGGTCACAATTCTTTTTGATGATACGTTGTTGTTGACGTCTTTAAACGCCTCTATAGCGCTAGCTTTCTTCATTTTATTATGCTTTCTTAAAATAAAAATAACATGCTAAAATAAATCACTATACGCATATATTTATAAGCTTAACGGCGTGGAGCTAGAATGTTTTTTCAATATCTGTAATTTGCTTTTCTAATGTAGAAACTTCTTTTTTTACAGCTTTTAGCTCATCCTCTGTGCAGTCGTCTTTTTGACGATCAGGCCATTTATACGTTGTTGGTTCGCCTTTTATCCCAATTAAATTGACCAGAGCTTTTTTATTAGCGCTTAGCTCAGGCTTATTGTTTAATTCTTTCGACATTGTCCCGGGTCTTCCTTATTATTAACTGTTGTCTGTACGCATCTATATATTTCCAGCAATAGATTAAATCGACCGGCTAGGGAATTGTATTGTCTATCTGTGTCAACGCTATTTTCAATGTAACTACCAAGTGTATTGCCTTCGATTGGGGGAAGAGGTTCAGCTGATTCATTTAGCGCAGGAGGAAGATCGGGAACGCGTATTGAAACAACGCCGGGAGCCTCATCTACTCTATTTGTTGTAGAGCATGCTGCTAGTGAAATAGTGGCAAGAAGTAGAATATATTTTTTCATATTATTCCCCCCTTCTAATAATATTTTGCTGTCTAATGATTTCTGGATCGATTAGACATTGTTCATATACTTCAGGTTGACTAGATATAATATTATTAATGATATCCTGCGCAATTTCTTCTTGTTTAATACGGCTTCTTTGTAAATCGTCAAACTCGTCTATCATAACAGACAAGACATTGTCGAGTTTATTTTCCATTACGCGGTTTTCTTCATTTTCACGCTCGATACGAGCTTCCCAAAGCGCTTTTTCATCTAACACGCCTTGGTCGTAAGCATTATCAATAAGACCGTTTATGTAAAAATACCCAGCAACCACAGCAATAATACCTAAAATAACATACCAATATTCAAATGCAAGCCTGAGTAGTGTTTTACCCCATCCTAGTAATTTTAATACAAACCCCAACATATTATAATCCTTTTATTCAGTGTGGGTATTTATCTTCATTAAGCGCGGCTTCACCCATCATAACTGTTGTCATCTTACGGGCTATCTTACGGGGAGATTCTTTTTTATTCTTCTTTTTATATTTTTTGATAGCGCGAGCAAATACCCCGGGTTCCCCATCAGGGCCTTGACCTATTGCAGCGATATTTCCACCTCCAGCTGCATTGGCTGGTGCTTCTTCATTCAGCGATTCATTCGTAGCTTTTCGTGTTTTTTTCCAACTTCTATAAGCTTTAAGAGCTCGGTCATGGAACATAGCTGATTTGTAGCCGTGTTTTTTCTCGACTTCATCGCGTTCTTTACGAATAGCAGAAGCTACTTTCCAAGCGTTATCGCCGTGTGCATCAAAGTGGTCGCCGTATGTATTACCTTTAGCTTTAGGGTGCTTCAGTGAATTAAGTGAGGTCCTGTTAATATAACTTTCGCCCACAAGCTTATTAACAGCTTTTTCGTCTATTTGTGCCTGCTTATAAAGCCATGAATCTTCTTCATCTTCAGAGATATTATTAATATGGGTTTTGTAGAGAGAATTATTAGTTTCAAGAATCACATAGTCTTCATCAATTCTACGCACGATGCCGTCTGTAGGTGTATTTTCTTCATTTTTATTTTCTTTAGTGATAAAAACTATCTGGCCTTCGACTATTTCCATCTCATATCTCTCTCAGCTTATTAATAATGTATGGGTCCATAGGGATATCACTACTTATAATTTTATACCCAGGTTTATGTATATTTTCTATTCTATTTGGCATTCGGTTTAACAGAACTAAAAACGGCTTAAGATAGGGGTAATGTTCTTTTTTTACTCTTAAAAACAACATTTTAGTTGCATGATTGCCGAAAATATTATATAAAATAATTAAATGGTTAATAATTAACCGTTCTCTCAATTCATTCGTCTCATGATATTTGCCGAGCAGTCTTTTGATGTAGTTAATCCGTTTTAAATCATCATAAAACTCCTCGTCATCATGACAAGGATTCGTATAATGTTTCGCAGCGTATAACAAGAAATTTTCTTGTGTTAAAATATCTTCCATGTATGTTCATCTCAAAGAGAGGGGTGGTTTACCCACCCCTCTATATACTTAATTAAACGGTTACTGTTAGTGTCGCGTTGTCAGATATGGCGTTATCAGCACCGGCCGCAGAAATTGTGACGCGTACCTGGGTATTATCAGGAATTGTATTTGCGTCAACTGTAAGCGTGTCAGTAGTCTGACCGGAGAAACCGCCCACTGCAACTGTGGTTGCAAACGTCCCTGTATCCCCCGGGGTAGTAGTATACTCCCATAGGAAGGTGGGGCTGGCGCCTGCGGGAATGGAATCTGTAACAACATTGAAGGTTGCTTGTTCATCTGCTGTTGAGTTTGCGGATGCATCAGCTGGTTGTGTTGTAAACAGCAGAGTTACGTCAGGAAAGACAACATCCTCTGCATCACCTGTGATGGTTGAGCCACCTGCAACGAGTGTCTCGTAAATAGTGCGTCCTGAACGACCACCGGTTCCAACAACACGGCGTACCCATCCAGCGTGCGCTACTGGATTGCCTGCTGCTCGTGCAGCTTGTGCTTCAGCGGCATCAACACCATAAACAGCTTCTGCATTGCCGCTGTTTTCAACTGATGATGCTGACTCAGTCAACGCAACGTATGCTGGTTTTTCTGAGAGATCGTATGAAGCTCCTGCTGTCTGTGCAACAACATTGGCTCCATTGACCCCAAATTTAACGATGCAATTTGTGTTGTCAATAATTTCTGTAATTACGTAGTTGTTTCCCGCTGCAATAATATAATCACCTTCACGCGCTTCGGTTGTAAACGAAGTGCCTGTGCCGACTACATTACCCGTGACAAGATCAGCGTTTTGGGTAACCTCAATGGTCCCTGTAGCTGTTTTACTGTCGTTTGTACCCCAAAGTGCCACTTGTGTTCTCCTTAGTAAAATTTATATATTAGTATTTAGGTCTTCTTGAAACTGGTTTTTTATTTTTCACAATATTATGAATTTTATTAATTGTATTAAATTGATAAACACGTTCAGGATACTTTATTTCGACTAACTTTAAAAGCTTTAAAAATGCTTCTGTTAAAGTTTTTCCTGATGCCATATTATCAATTTCGCCTCTTGACTGCGGTTGATAGCCAAATGAAATACGCC